CATTCGTCAAAACGGTTTCTATGGCCGCATTGTAGTGCGGGACTCCACCGGCAAGATCCTCGCCGGAGAGCACCGATGGCGAGCGGCGCAGGAGGTGGGGCTGGCCGAAGTGCCCATCGAGCGGGTGGAGTGCGACGACGAGACGGCGATGCGCATCCTGCTGGCCGACAACCGCACCGCTGAGAAGGCCGAGCGGGAGCCGGAGCCGCTCGCGGACCTGTTGGAGCACCTGGACAGCACCGATGACGGGCTCACGGGGACGGGGTACGACATCAGCGAGCTCGACGATCTGCTGGACGAGCTCGAACCGCAACCACCGGATGACTTCGACGAGTATGATGAAGGTATCGACACGGAATACTGCTGCCCAAAGTGCGGATATGAGTGGAGCGGATCGCCTATGTGAGTATCGCAGTCAGATTGATCGTATTGATTCGCTGCTCCGAAGCCTAATTCGCAAGCGGATTCAGGTAGGTAGAAAAGCTGCCGGGATACGTGGCGGCGGCACCGACTTAACCCGGGAACAAGAAATCTTAAGCCGCTGTGAGTCACAAACAGAACAAAAAGTCTTCAAGGCGCTCTTCGCGGCGTCGAAGAGAGAAGCCGACGTACAGCGTACCGCCGATGACGGAGATTGAGAAGATCCCGCACAACGGCTATGACGTTGTTTCGACGTTCTCTGGTTGTGGCGGGTCGTGTCTCGGCTACCGCATGGCGGGATTTCGTGTGCTTTGGGCATCAGAGTTTATCCCGGCGGCGCAGGAGGTCTATAAGATGAATCATTCCGATTCGCTTCTCGACACGCGGGACATCCGAGATGTAGAGCCAGAGGAAATCCTTGAGGCCATCGACCGCGAGCGCGGGGAGATCGAGATCCTTGATGGGTCCCCGCCGTGCTCCGACTTCTCGACGGCAGGGAAGGGATCGGACGGATGGGGGAAGGTCAAGGAGTATAGTGACACGAAGCAGCGAGTTGACGATCTGTTCTTTGAGTACGCACGCCTGCTTGACGGGCTTCAACCGAAGGTCTTCGTCGCCGAGAACGTCCGTGGGCTCGTTCGAGGCAAAGCGAAGGGCTACTTCAAGATGATCCTGCGGCAGCTGAAGGACTGCGGATATGATGTGCAGGCAAAGGTCCTCGATGCGCAGTGGCTTGGGGTCCCGCAGCGCAGACAGCGATTAATCTTTGTCGGCGTTCGGGAGGACCTTGACGTGAAACCCGTACATCCCGACCCGCTTCCGTATCGCTATACAGTTCTGGATGCAGTTGCTAATTTACCGAGTGAAGGTGTAAAACTAAAGGGTTATGCGATTCACGAGGAGTGGTATGATTGCGACTCAAACGGGAATCACCCCACGCTTTTCAACCTGAAACGTTTGCGCTGGCACGAGCCAGCCAATACAATCTGCCAGACATGGGGGCGCGGAACTGCGGCAATTACTATGCCTGATGAACCGCCGCGTTACCCCTCTCTCGCTGAACTAAAACGACTACAGGGGTTCCCGGATGACTTCGAGCTTGACGGCAGCCACGCGCAACGATGGGAACGGCTCGCCCGAACGGTCCCCCCTGTGATGATGAAGCACATCGCCGCTACCATCCGAGATGAAATCCTCGATCAGCTATGAGTCAACAGACCGACACCGTTGATCCGGCGCCGGAGTGGGAGTTCGACGAGGAGGTCGCCCGCTCGTTCGATGATATGCTTGCGCGCTCGATCCCGCAGTACGAAACAATGCGGCGGGCGGTCTTCGACTTTCAGAGGGCCTTTATGCCACGAGAGGGCGGGCGCCTGACGGACCTCGGCACGAGCCGGGGAGAGTCCGTCGCAGGCGCGATCGATCACTTTGGGAGCCGCGCCGACTTCCTGCTGGTCGACGAGAGTAAGCCGATGATTGAAGAGGTACGTCGGCGATACAGCGACCGTGAGAACATCACGATTCAGCATAGGGACATTACGACTCGCTTCCCGAGCGCACCTGCGAATATTATACAGTCGATCCTGACGCTTCAGTTCACGCCGATCAACTACAGGCAGCAACTGATTCAGGGCGTCTATGACGCACTCCGAAACGGCGGTGCGTTTATCTTCGTTGAGAAGGTACTCGGTAGGGGGGCGCGACTTGACGACCTACAGGATACGTTCTACCACGCCCTCAAACGGGACAACGGTTACACCTATGAGGACGTGAGTAGGAAGAGGGAGTCGCTTGAGGGTGTTCTCGTGCCCGTGACGGCTCGTTGGAACGAGCAAATGCTTGAAGAGGCGGGCTTTCGGCACGTCGATTGTTTCTGGCGATGGATGAAGTTCGCCGGGTGGGTTGCGGTAAAGTAGGCCGGGATGCACTGCGAACAGATCGAATAATTGAATCCTTGACGCAACACGCGCGCGATGGCCCGCACGGAAGACTATACCGCGAAGGAGGTATCAGAAGCGTTGAGAGACGCTGACGGGGTGGTCCGTGTCGCCGCGAATCGACTTGGGTGCACCGCCGCTACGGTCTACAACTACGCCAATCGCTACGTCACCGTCGAGCGCGCGATGCACGAGGCGCGCAAGGACACGTACGCCGAAGCGCAGGGTTACCTGCTCGCTATGATGCGCGACCGGGATCACAAGAACCACAAGTGGGCCGTAGAGCAGGTGCTGAAGCACTACGGTGAGGTGATCGAGGACGGGTTGGATTGGAGCGAGAAGGAGCGGAAAGAGCACAGCACGGACGGATTCTCAGTCACAATCGTGCCGCCGGATGCCGACGATTAGAGCCACGCAATCACAATACGAGTTCCTGCAGTCGGAGGCCCGGTTTCGGGCGTTCGTCGGCGGTGTGGGAAGTGGCAAGACGTATGCGGGCTGTCTCGCGTCGCTATATGCCGCACGGGACAGCGAGCGCGGGGCCGTGGTTGCGCCCACCTACCCAATGCTCAAAGATGCGGTGATCCCGACGTGGAACGAACTCGCGGAGGGTGGCATGGCGGGATTTAACAAAGCAGAGATGCGCGCCACGATAAACAACGGCGCGGAGGTCCTTTTCCGGTCGGCGGACAAGCCGGACCGGCTCCGAGGCACCAACCTCGGTTGGTTCTGGATGGACGAGGCGGCGCTCTGCGGGGAAGAGGTGTGGGACATTCTCCTGGGGCGTCTGCGCCTGCAACCGGGGACGGCCTGGATTACGACCACGCCCCGCGGTCACAATTGGGTGTACGACACGTTCGTGCAGAGCGACAGCGAAGGATACAGTATCACACGGTCGAGTAGCACCGAGAACCCACATTTGCCCGATGCCTTCCTCGATAGCCTCGAACGCAAATATACGGAACGCTTCCGGCGTCAGGAGGTCGAGGGCGAGTTTATTGCCGTCGAGGGCGCGTTGTGGAACTGGGATGTGATCAACTATGAGAGCGAAGCCCCGCAGATGGATCGCATCGTGATCGGTGTCGACCCTGCGGGCGGCGGTCCTGACGAGGTGGGGATTATCGCCTGTGGCAAGAGTGGCGGACACGCTTACGTGCTCGACGACGCGAGCATGAAGGGAAGCCCGAACGCGTGGGCGAGTGCCGTGGCGAGCGCGTTCCGGCGTCACGAGGCGGACCGCGTTGTTGCCGAGCGCAACTTTGGCGGGGACATGGTAGAAAGCACCCTGCGGACGGCTGACGCCAACCTGCCCGTAACGGTGATCAGCGCAAGCCGGGGCAAGCAACAGCGGGCCGAGCCAGTCGCCGCGCTCTACGAGCAAGGCAAGGTGCACCACGTGGGGCGCCACGACACGCTCGAAGACCAGATGACAACCTGGGACCCACAGGAATCGACCGACAGCCCGGACCGCGTGGACGCCCTCGTCTGGGCGCTGACCGAGCTGATGATTGACAACCGCCGCCCAAGCCTCGCATTTGCCTAATGATCGACATGACACACATCCTTGTTTGGCTTTTGCTCTACCCACTCGTGGCCGCCGCCGACGTGGCCGCTCGCGTCCACATGGTGGAGACCGACGTCGGACGACTGGATCAGGGGCATGTTGCTGTCTATTGCACTGGCACGCTCATTTTGCTGACCCTCCATTATGTTTGACTGGGATGCACGTGCGGACGTGGTGCCGACCACAACCGTCGCAACGCTCCTCGCTCGCGACCTGATGGGGAACGCGCATGCGCTTTTTGAGGGCGTGCCTCTGGAGCCTCGTCTCCAGGAGGTCTATCCGTCGTGGGGGCGGCTGCAACCTAAGCCCGAAAGTGACGGCGGCATCGGGGGCTATGTCTTTCACCGTGCCGACGGCGTGGACCTCGAAATCCCCGCCGAAGAGGTGATGGAGCTGCGGCGCATCGACCCATCCACGCCCTACGAGTCGCAAGGGCTGATCGAGACGCTGGCGGAGTATATCAGCGCCGACCTGGATGCACAACAGTACCTGGCGCAGTCGTTTGGGGAGGGGCGCCCGCCGCTCTTCCAAATCACGACGGATGAAGAGATCGATCCCGAGACGGCGAAGCGGTTTGGGGACACCTTCCGGCGCAGGTTCATGGAGGGGAACGAGGTGGCGGTGATGGGCCACGGCATGGAGGCGGACTCTTTGAGCATCGATCCTGAATCGTTTCAGATGCTGGAGGCGCAGGGATTGACGCACAAGGTCATTTACCGCGTCACCGGAATCCCGGAAGCGTATTTCGACAGTGAGAACGCGAACCGCAGCAACAGCGAGTCTGCCGAGCGCAAGATCCGCCGGGACACCGTCCAGCCGTTGTTGAACCAGGCCGCCCAGCAGCTTACCCTCAGCTTCCAGCGAGCCTTTGAGTCCGAACCGGGGGCACTGCGCATCCGTCCGCCTCGCGCCCTGCAACCGACGCCATCGCAGCGAGAGGCCATTAACGAAAAGCGCATCGCAAGGGGCGTGCCGCCTGCGGCCATCATGGAGGAGGAGGGCGAAGAAGTGCCGGATGAGTACAGCGAGTCCCTTTCACGCCCGCTGGTCTCGGGCAACCTAACCCCATTAGGGTCTTTTCTGTAGCCCCGGCGGGGTCTGCGCCCGACCGGGGC